GCAGGCGGAGGAGAAGCTTCATTCCCCGATCTAACAGGCGATAATAAAGTTACTCAAGCCGATATCTTAAAAGGCAGAGGCGTATTCGCAGAGGGTGACGAAGTTAGTATGATGATGATGGAACTTGAAGGCGATGAAGACGGTATGCAAGAAGAGGCTATCAAAGAATTAGAAGCTGCTCGTCCAGAATTTGAAATGATGCAACAACTTGCGCAAATAGTTATTAATCTGCTTGAGCAAGGTGCAAGTCAAGAAGAAATTGTTGCTATCTTAAAAGAACAAGGTCTTGATGACGAAGATATTCAAACACTCCTAGAGTTCGTCAACGAGATGATGGGACAAGCCGAAGAAGCAGGAATGGCAGAAGAGGGTATTGGATCTCAATTAGCTGCTCTCGGCTAAAATGGCAGAGCTAGAAAGATATCGTATCGAGCCGATATCCGAGCTAGAGGTATTAACCAATAAACCTATAACCGATCCGGTTACAAGAAACCTATTTGAAAGTATTAAAGGCGTAAAAGAATTTTTTTTACCGGAGCCTAAGTTTTCAGATCCGTTAAGTTTATTAGATTATTTAGCTACGTCTACTGTTCCAGGCAGAGCAGCTAAAGTTACAGGCAAAGGCGTAGGATCTTTATTTTCAGACGAAGCTGCAGAGTTTCTATTAAGAGCAGAAAAAGAAATAAAGGATCTTGCAGATATTAAAAAAAGAGAAGATAGGGTATGGAAAAAAGTAGACGAATTAGTTTACAAATCAAAAGCAGACGATCTGTCAGATGTCCAAAAAGAACTTGATATATTGGAATTAGAAGCAAAAAATCTTAAAGACCGAGCTTTTAAAATAACTCAAAAATTTAATAAAAAAACTGCTTATAAATTTGATAAATTTTTAGAGCCAAGATATATACCTAGCCTTGCGCCAAAACAGGGGGCTATTGGAAAATCAGACGTTTTAAAAGTAACCAAAGCAAAAAAAGACAGAGACATTCTAGAAAAAACAGGAACACGCTTTGATAGTCCAGGGTTTGACAATTTTTATCAAGCATCTTACGGGGCTACAAAACTACTAAATCCTAGGGCTACCGAAAGAATTTTGGAAAATCCAGAGTATTTCTCAAATAAGTTTATTGGTCCTTTTCAAGGAAGTAGGCCCGTTAAAGTTATTCAAGAAGGCGGTCAAGAAATTCAAAAACCGTTAAATGTTTTAGAAAAATTAGAAATAGACAGAATGAGTATTCCTACGACTGCTACGATTGGCAGAGGAGGAGAGTCTTTCTTTTTTGCCGATCCAAAAAAATTAGAAAACTTACTTATTCGCAGCAGTTCAGGAGATGACTTTTTTAAACTTAGAAAATCAGATCCTGAGTATTTAGAAAATTTAGAAATGAGTATTAGGAGAAATGGCTATCAGCCAAATCCAGTTCAGATCGAAGTATTGCCTAGCGGTAATATTAGTATTATGGAAGGCAACCATCGTCTTTTCAGAGCGTTAAAAGAAGGCGAAAAAGAAATACCGGTTGAGATTCAATACGTTGCTGGAGCAGAAAGACTAGACTCTGCTTTACCAATCAATAATTTATCTAGAATCGTTGCCGACGGCAGCAAAGGATTTAAAACTGGCAAAGAATATAATGCTTACGTTCGAGATATTAATCAAAGATATCGAGGAGATATTATTAATTTACAAAAGGATCTTGATGATTTAAGAAAAGCAGAAAGTATGAAAGTTCCAGGAGCTCTTAGCAAAGATGTAAAAGCTGCTGATAAAATTAAAGCAAGGATTCCTTACGGAAGTTCTGAAGAAATAGAACAAAAACTGTTAGAATTAAAAGGATCTAAACAAATAGATTTAGATTTATTTGATAAATTAAGAAAAGAATACGACGTATAAAGTATGGACCTGTCACATTTGACAGAATCAGAGCTTAAAGAAGCTCTGCTTTTGATAGAAAAACAAGAAGGCTATAGCGTTCAAGACGAATGCCAAAAATCCTTTTTGAAATATATTAATCAGATGTGGCCAGAGTTTATTTGCGGCCGTCACCATCAAATATTTGCAAAGAAACTAGAAGAAGTAGCAACGGGTAAGTGCAGACGTTTAATCGTTAACATGCCGCCTCGTCATACCAAATCAGAATTTGCTTCAACCTATTTTCCGTCTTGGATAATGGGACTCAATCCTAAAATGAAAATAATGCAGACGACGCATACCGGCGAACTTGCGGTTAGGTTTGGTAGGAAAGTTAGAAACTTGATGGATCAAAAAGAATATAAGCAAGTATTTCCTGAAGTTCAATTACAAGCCGATAACAAATCAGCAGGTCGTTGGGAGACGAACAAAGGGGGAGAATATTTTGCGGCTGGTGTAGGTGGAGCTGTTACTGGACGGGGTGCGGATTTATTGATAATTGACGACCCTCATTCTGAACAAGATGCACTCTCGCCAACAGCGTTAGAAAGCGCTTGGGAATGGTACACCTCTGGTCCTAGACAGCGTTTGCAGCCGAAAGGAGCTATCGTAATTGTTATGACTAGATGGTCATCTATTGATTTGACAGCTAAGCTTTTAGAAGCGCAAAAAGAGCCGTTGGCTGATCAATGGGAAGTAATAGAGTTTCCAGCCATATTACCTAAATCCGATGAACCCTTATGGCCAGAGTTTTGGGCTAAAGATGAATTGTTAAAAGTTAAAGCATCTTTGCCTGGAATGAAATGGAATGCGCAATGGATGCAACAACCAACTGCCGAAGAAGGCTCGATTATCAAACGCGACTGGTGGCAAAGATGGAAACATGATTCGTTGCCTAGCGTTAGTTATATTATGCAAAGTTACGATACTGCATTTTCAAAAAGAGAAACTGCTGACTATTCCGCCATATCCACGTGGGGTGTTTTTAGGCCATCTGAAGACTCGCCCGAATCTATTATTTTATTGGACTGTCAAAAAGGTAGATGGGACTTTCCTGAGTTAAAAGAAATAGCTATGCGTGAATATCGTTATTGGGATACCGATATGGTGTTGATTGAGGCAAAAGCTTCAGGAACTCCTTTGACGCAAGAATTAAGACGAATGGGGATTCCTGTTGTAAACTACTCACCCACGCGTGGTCACGATAAAACAACACGTATGCACTCGGTTGCTCCAATCTTTGAATCAGGTATGGTTTGGGCTCCCAATATGATGTTTGCAGAAGATATGATTGAAGAATGCGCTGCATTTCCATTTGGAGCTAATGACGATTTATGTGATACTATGACTCAGGCGCTGATGCGATTCCGTGAAGGTGGATTTGTTTATCTAGACAGCGACTACGAAGACGAGGAAAGAGAACCAGTTAGAAGGGTTTATTACTAATGGCAATAGAAAGACAAGTACCAGATCCAGCTCAAAATGTTGAGCCAGTTCAAGATTTAACAACTACTCAATCTACAGAAGATATTGATGATCAAATTATTGATGTTTTAGAAGGATTGGGAGAAGAAGACATCCAATATCAAGAAGACGGTTCAGTTATTTTAGGCGAACAAGACTCAGAGATGCCTTCGCTAGGTTTTGGGGAGAACCTAGCAGAGGTTGTTTCAGAAGAAGAATTAGACAAAATTTATGTAGAGTTAACGGCCGCGATCGAAAACGATAAGTCTGCTCGCGAAGATTGGGAAAAAACTTATACCGATGGATTGAAATATTTAGGTATGAAGTTTGACGATGAAAGATCAGAGCCATTTGAAGGAGCCAGCGGAGTTATCCATCCTCTGCTTGGCGAATCCGTTACTCAGTTTCAAGCGCAAGCTTACAAAGAATTACTACCCCCTCAAGGTCCAGTCAAAACGCAAGTTATTGGCGAATACAATTCCGCTGTAGAAGAACAAGCTCAGCGTGTACGTGAGTTTATGAATTATCAAATTACTCACGTGATGGAAGAGTACGACGAAGAGCTAGACCAAATGCTTTTCTATTTACCGTTGGCAGGTTCTGCATTTAAGAAAGTGTACTACGACGAAAACATGCAACGAGCTGTTTCTAAGTTTGTTGCTCCAGAAGATTTAATCGTTCCTTACTATACTACCGATTTAGAATCTTGTCCTAGAATCACGCATTTAATTAAGATGCCTGAAAATGATGTTAAAAAGTTACAAGCAATTGGTTTTTATCGAAATGTAAAAGTAAGCAGCGTTGATATGCCAAATCAAGATTCAGGATTAAAAACTGAATTAGAAGATTTAGAAGGCGTAAGACCATCTTACGATACTGGCGAAGTATCTAATCTGTACGAGGTTCATT